TGCAAGTTGTGCATTTATAGCTTCATGAAAATACTGTGACTGTGTTACTTCATTCATATCTTCACCAGAGTCAATAAGTTTTTTAGCTAACATTGATATTGGATTGTATTTAGCACCTTTAGGCACATAACCATAAGAAAACAACCAAGCAAAATATTTATCTGGTCTATCAAACATTCCAAACAATTGAGGAAATACTGAAAAGAATAACTGTTCTTCTAAGATAACACGTAATGTAAGTGCTGGTTTAGCTATTAACCAAGGTTTTAACAAATCATTCATATAGAAATTTGATATTGTATCTATTGTTCCACCTTTAGGATTAGAAGTAGGTATTTTTAATCCTTTATTTTTAGCTAAACTTTTAGCAAATGCTGCTGTTTTATCCCAAAATGCTGCATCTTCTAAGTCTGGGATAACATCAAACATATCAGACAGTACTTTGTTTAAAGCTCTATTGTTTGTTAAAGGAGCTCCTTGTTGAGCAGTCTCTGATATTTTTGTAACTGATGGAATAAAAGTAGTATCACCAGTAAGTTCGTCTACAAAACGTGGTGTCCATTGGTCATGCATCATATTGCCTTCAGGACTTGTTAAGTAGTTAGTCATTTGTAAACTTGAATTTCTTTCTTTTCTAATATAATCTCTTAACCATTTAGCTTGGCCTAATCCTTTTCTTTGAGCTACCATAAGAATATCTGTATCAAATAATTCTTGTGCAAACTCATCAATATTGGTAACAGTATGTTTCATTTCTGTAAATTTAGTTAACATATAGTCAGCCATATTGGTACTGTAACCAGTGCTTATTAAGTGATTTACTAAAGTTCTATAAGCATCTTTTCTATTACTATATGACAATGTACTTTGTGGTTGTATAGAAAAAGCTTTTTTAAATCTCGGACTCATACCTGCAGTTAATTCAGAATAAAATCCAAGTCCTCTTTGAGTACTTAATTCTCCTGTTGCTTCAAACAATTCAAAATCTGCTTTAGATACATATTCCATATCAGTTTTAGGTTTTAATTTAACGTTATCAATCATATCTGCAGAAAATCTTTTACCTGCTCTATATGTTTCATCTATTGCACGAATTGTTTTATTAATACCTCTTCCTGCTATTGAGCCTAAAGTAGCTTGAGCAGTTTTATTTCTTAAATTAGCAGTTAACCAACGTCTTCCCTTAGGCAAACTATCTAATTGAAATGCCATATCCATTCCAGGCATTTGAACTCCATCACCATACATTCTTTTAAACACTTTTAACATAGATTCTTTATTGTCAATATTGGTCATCATTACTTGTATTTGTTCTGGAAATTCTCTAGTCCAAGGGTTTTGATTTAATTCAAGTAAAGATTTATTTTTAACAAAAGCATCTATCTGACCAGCATCATCTAACATAGTTGTAATATCATCTGCTGTTTTTGAAAATGCTCTAGGTACCCATCCACCTATTAATCCCCAATCTTTTTTTAATCTACCAGTTTGTTTACGTGCGTCTTTTAAATTTTTAGCTAAAGGTTTTAAAAGTTTACTGCTACCATAATCATCAAAAGTTTCTATAAATTCATCTGCGTTTTTTAATTTTTGTCCTGTTATAGGATTTTGTTTATTAGTTTTAATCCAATCGTTAATCATTTGTTTCTTTTTAATTGGACTCCATAATTCATCATCTGCATATTGTGCAAGTCTATTAGGAGATTTACTAAGTTTTTGTAGTTTTCTTATACCTTTAATTGTTTTAAAAAATCCAATTTCAGTCATAAGTCTTAAAGTACCGTCAATCATTCCTGAAGTATTTTTGTAAGCTTGTGAACCTACTTCAAATTTAAGACCTGCAGAATATCTTCCATGTGAATATGGCACTTTAGTACCCATTTGTTCATTAATATTCCATACTCTATTTTTTGTATACTCCTCTGCAAGTTCAGGTGTTTGTATAAATCTTCTACCTGCAAACAATTCTATTTCATTTGGTTTTTGTATTGATTGGTAATTAATATCTCCATTTAAATTAGGTTTAATTATTTGTTTACCTTTTTTATTATAAAACCATTCAACATATTCAGCTCTAGTCATTTCACCAGATGTAACTAAATCATGAAACAAAGGGTCATCTTCAGCTTTTACTGACTCTACAGTAATCCAATTTTTAGTATTTATGTTTAAAGGTTTTCCTCTTCTAACTTGATTTAACATTTCTAATACATAAGGTGAACCACCTCTTTCTGCACCTTCTTGCCAAGCTTTAATCCAACCTTTTGTTTCTTCTAGCCAATTTTCTTTTTGTCCAAAATCAGATTGATTAACTATATAGCTACCTTCAAAATCAATAGGAACAAATTCTTTTGCATAATCTAAAGTTTTACCTTCTTCAATAAATCTATCTAATGCATTCATTTGTTGAGCATATGCAAATACACGTCCAGCAAATTGTGGTTTATTATCAGGCAATAAAAACTGTCCACCTGGTACCGCAAGTAATCCTTTTTGCATCCAGTTTAAATCTTGAGTATTTCCTTCGTCTAGAAGTTCAAACTCATTTGTTTCTTTATTATATTTAATTGTATCGTTTTCATATTTACCAATAAAATGTGGAGAGTATTTAACTAATGTGTCACCTAAACCTTCAAACAAAGACATTGCCCATAACGAAGCAGTTCTGATAGGAGTAAGAATAGTTCTAACATCTCTCCTTCTTTCTTTCCACATTTGCTCTGGGTCATTTTCTTTACCACCTACAGTATTAAAATAATTTTGTCCCCAATCAATATCTGGACCATGTCCATAAAGACGTCTATTTTCTTGTACATTAATATAATTATTTGCTTGAACAGCCATCATTGTATTTTGATATCTCTCAGCCATATCTTGAAATGCTTGAGAATCTATAGGTATATTAGTTTGTTGAGCCATAGGAATTATTACTTCAGGAGGAAGAATTGCATATCTTTCTGATATTGCAGTAAACCTAGTTTCAAATTGTGGATTAATGTCTAAAAAATGTATAGCTTGTTGTTGTCTTTGACGTTCTCTAACGCCTTGAACAGCTACATCTTTGGCAGCAAATGCTTCAAACATTATCTTGGATAATATTTCTGAGTTTCTCTAGTACTCTTTAATTGTTGTAATATTAAGTTATTAGGATTTCTTAAAGACATTTCATCTAATAAAACATCTACATCATCTTGAACCATTTCATCTACAAGTCCATCACTATTAAAATCTAACATTCCACCAGCTGTATCTGATTGCATTGGTCTTTCTGTAGGACCAAATAATGTATTTTGTATTGAATTAGTATTACCATTTACAGGAATAGGTTTTACAGCAGGTAAACCTCCTACTGATTGCTGTCCTTCCATAAATGCTTTATTTTCACCATAAGCGGCATCAGGAAGCCTTCTAAGGGGTTGTTTAGAGTTTCCTGGTCCTCCGTCTGTTCTGTTTCTATTTGGAGTAGCTACAGGTGCAGGTTTAGCTGGTTGTCTATATCCACCTCTTCCTGGTCTATTTTTACTCATTATAAAAATCTCTTGTAACTACAATAAATATTCCTGGTATTGGTTGTACAATATCCATAACATCTTTGTCTGTTAATTCCATTTCTTTTATTTCACCATATTCTTGATGTACTAAATCCCAAAATTCAATATCAAAATAATCTTGCATATTTCTATATCCCGAACGCTTGAGCCATTCCTGGTACATTCTGTCCTCCACCCATTAGTTGTTGTTGTTGCATTTGTTGCTGAATCATCATTTCTTCTTCAGGTGACATCTGCGGTTCTTGAGGAGTATAAAACTGCTTCATAATATCTGTAATAGCAGAAGGATACTCATAAATAGCTATAGCAGCCATTGTAGCTGCAGGGTCACCTTGTGCAGACCTAGCTAAAATACTATCAAACAATACTTGTTCAGCTTTGTTTTTACGTATACGTTCTTGTACTTTAGCTATATTTTCTAAACCATCAATGTTATCTTGTAATGTTTCTACGTCTATAACACCTGCTTGTAACAATTGCAAACCAGTTACAATTTTCTGTGGTTCATCAAATCCAGCCATAACACCATAGATACGTCTAGTTCTAAAGTCTCCACCTATATCTTGTAATGCATGGTAGTTTTCACTAAAAGCAGCACCGTTAATAAAACCTGCCATAGGTTTTTTAATTACTCCAGTAGTGTAAGATAATACAACATCCATCTCTAGACGTTTTTCATCCATTTGAACTATTGCATGTTTAATAACATCCCTGTATTCAGATATCATTAATGACATTGTGCTATTCAATTCTGATAACCCAGCACCAGTAACAAAAGAGTTAGGTGACTGTGAGTCATCAGTAACTGGATAACCACCTACCATACGTAATTGTCTTTCTAATCTATCGATTTGTTGGAACAATTGATACGGCATATTGTTCATTGGTTTAGAAACTTGTGTACCAGGAGCGAGATAGTTTACCGCAAATCTGCCTTTTCTGTATTGTCCGGATTCTATCTCTCCTGATATGTTTGTTTCTGTAAACACAGAATCTTCCATCGCAATTGCAGACATTATGTTAATTTTTGCCATCATTGCCATTAGTCCTATTACGTGGTCATATTGACCTTTAAGTTGGTCAAAAGAAACTTTCTTCATAAATACAAATGGAGGTGTAGATAATACGTTTGGTATAAAATCTAAAATCATATTTCGTTCTGGGAACACTACATAAGTACCACCTTGGTCATAGTATTCAACAATCCTTACACCAGAGTATGTATTATCTTCCCACGCTTGTTCTCTATTGTTTTCATATGATAGGAAAGGTGAAGCATTATCAGTTTGTGCATCTTCAGCATCTTCGTCTTGTTTTAATATCTCTTTTGCAAATTCAGGATATATCTGTGCAAGTTTATATCTAGGTACACGTCTAACTACAGCCATTTCTCTTGGTTGTTGGTCAGGACCAAAGTTTCCTGGGAATGTATCATAAGGGTCTCTTAGTTCAGCACTAGGATACAAATGACCATTTTTATCTAACTTGCTAGTAATTACCCAAGCACAAAAACCATAACCAGGTAACCACCTAGCAGCTTGTTGTAATTGGTTAAGTAAATTTTGTTTTTCGTCATAGCTAGTAACAATACGTTCTAGCTTATCTGCTCTTGCTTTACTACGCATAGAGTCATTATCATTAGGTACATCTACTCTAACTTGAGGTATTCCTGAAATCTTTTGTGCTAGTCGGTCAATACCAGACTGGAGCATATTAGGAGCTGGTAATAAATCAGCATCAGATGTTTCCATTGTATCGCCTAATAAAGCTTTAATACCATCTGCACCACCATTAAGAATAGATTTAATTCTAGCTTTTTGAATTTGTCTTTCTTGTACTAATTTACCCGAAGTTAATTCAGCAGCATTTTTAATAATTTCTTGATAGGTTTTTGCTCCAATGTTCTCTATCCCCATGGTGCTTCGTTTGCCTCCGTCATTTTGTAATCTCCATAACTAGGTTTATAATCTAAACCAATATCAGCCGAATGCTCTTTTTGCATACGCCTATATACTTTCATTGGAAACCAACTTGCCATAACTATATCAGTTTTTTCCTTGTTTCGTTTAGAAACGGGTTTCCCATCAAAGTATAACAGTTGTTGCCTGTATTGCTGTATCTTTGCATTAGATTCTCCATCACCTGTAGGTAGATGTATTTTCTTATTTTCAAACAAATCAGCCATGGCTCCAACACCATACAAAGGGTCATGTTTATTCTTACCTGTCATATGTCCTTGTACTTGTATACCTGTACGTAATGTAAATTCTTTTATTTGTGAATCTTGTCTAATAGCAGTTTGAAAACCATTCTCTTCTACTATCCAATGTCTACAATCAAATCTATGTAACCAATCAGACATTTGGTCTAACGCAGCTCTAATACCACCACCACGTCTATTTTCTAAGTCAACTAAATACAACTCACCTCTGTATAAATCTATACCCCACAATACACTTGCTTGGTAACCACTTGATGCAGGGTCTAACCCAGCTACAAGATGTAAGTTTTTATATACTTGACCTAAAACTAAATCTGGTCTAAAACATTGGTCAATCATATTCATAGTAAAGATTTGTGTACCTTCTACATATGCTTGATTGTAGTAAACCATTTCGAATGTTTGTCTACCACCTGTTGATTCAGCAGAGTGTAACCTAGACATTAACCATTTAAATGTTCTTTTATTCGGCCATAACATACACTTGATATGTTCATCTTCTAAATGTTCTGGTTTATCACAATCTATAGCATGTGCTGTTTCAACTATGCTTGTAAAGTTATCTGATTCAAGTAAGTGATTATATAAATCATCAGGATGCTGTCTTGAACCAATAACAACTACAGCAGTATGTTCCTCTTTACGACTTGATAATGTTGTAGTCCACCATTGCCTTGTGCTTTCTCTTGCACCAGGTTGCATTGTAGTTTGATGGTCCTCAATGTCATCAGCAATAATTATGTCACAGTCACGTGATAGTATCTTTCCACCTTTACCTACTGCAACCATAGTTGGAGATTTAATACCTGTAACAGACCTAGT